CTATAATTGTAGATGAATTCCATAAAGCAAACAACCATAGATCTCAACAGGGAAAAGGTTTAAGAGATTTGGATTCTAGATATAAGATGGCGTTGTCTGGAACTCCAATAACTAAAAAACTTGAGAGATCTTGGAGCATATTAAATTGGATGAACTTTGAAACTGCTTCGTACTGGAAGTTTCTACAAAGATACTGTCATCTAGGAGGATGGAGCGGATGGGATGTAGTTGGGTATCAAAATTTAGACGAGTTTCATGAAAGGTTTGATAAAGTTCAACTTAGAAGGACTAAAGATATACTACAGTTACCACCAAAGACACATCAAGAAGTTTACGTAGAAATGAACTTAGAACAAAGAAAACAATACAATATGATTAAAAACGGCATTATTGCTGAAGCGAATGAAATAAAAACAGTCAACCCGGCAGTAGCAACTATAAAACTTAGACAGTTTACTGATCAAATTAAAGTACAAGCTATAAAAGGACTTGTGGAGGAATTACAAGAGAATGAAGAACCCTGTGTTATCTTTAGCTGTTTTAAGAACGGGCTTTATTCCTTACAAGATGAACTACGGGATTATAATCCACTATTACTAACTGGCGACATTACAAAGGCTGAGGAGAAACAGAAGATTGTTGACGATTTTCAAAACCATGCAAGAAGTAATGTTATTATGGGAACTATACAAGCTATGGGTACAGGATATACTTTAACTAGATCGCAGTATGTAATAATGATGAATAAAGTATGGGCTCCTACAGATAACGAACAAGCTGAGGACAGAGCTCATAGACGTGGAACAAAAGGAAACGTAACCATTGTATCTGTTATAGTAAAAGACAGCATAGATGAAAGAGTTGAAGAGATTCTTAAAAACGACAAAATGTATATTGACAAAGTAGTTGATGGTGTTCCATTGTTTAAAGCAAACAATAAAGACTTATTTGATTTCTTAGTAAGGGAGTAATAGCTATGACTCAGAAATATTGTTTACTATTGTTTAACTGCTATAATGGAAATGGAAATGTATTGCTTGATAAATTTGCAATTTACAAAGTAGATAGAGAAACTTTATTTCACTATTATGTTAAAACAACTGATCTAAGTTTTACTGTAAAGCTGAGTAAGCGAGATCGCGATCGTTGCTATTTTATTTTGAAAGGATGAATGAGATGCACTATAAAAAATATATTGCAAGAGTTAAGAATCAAGATAAATTTTTAGGAAAAAGATGCGATGGAGGCTATTTAATTACATCGAACGTACAGAAAGCTATTTGGTGTATGAATCCAGGCGAATTAATGGATACTATTAATGATGCTAAAGTTATATTCAACAATGAAATTGATTTCGAGGTAATTTCGGTATCAATTATATACTGAGGTGTTTATAATGTCAGTTGAAATGATTTCAGAAAATTGTTATACTTGTAGAAATTGCTTGGTAACGAAGCAAGTGTGCCGGCTCAAGAATAAATCCATACAAAATATCTATCGAGATAAATGCGATAGATATACACAAAGGGAAATGGATAAATGCGAGCTGTGCGGAACTTATGTTATAGAGCTTCCACAGCACGTTTCAAATTTTCATAAGAAAACTTACAAAGAGTATAAGATTATATGCAAAAATAAGCAATCAAATAAGACTAGTGTAAGGAGTAATGCTTTATGGGACTAATGAAAGTAATGTTTAAGCCCATGACAGTGATAGATGGCATAGAATACTATTCTGTTAGCACAGTGGCTACAGTAGTTGATAGGTCAGTTCAAACTATTAGGCTTTGGGACAATTATTCGAATGAGCTTGAGGAAAGGGGAGATCCCAGGCTCATTCCAAAGCCTATTAGAATAGGAAAGATGAACTCCAGAGGATGGACTGAAGAACAAGTAGTAGAGATTGCAGAATTTGCAAAATCAGTTGGTTATGGGGATATTGCAGAATTCTCAAGAAAGAGATGGGGCGAACGTGGAAACACTATATCCAAAGATTGTAGTACTAAAACCCGACAAGAGAAACAAGCATATAGAAAACAAGTTAACAAGAAAGGCAAAATATATCAGCAAAGAAAAAAGGTTGAGGAATTAAAACAAATTAAAAAGGGCATGCTTAAAGCAGTACGTCAAAGGGCTAAGAAGATGTATGAGGAGATGAATATTAATGAGTAAAAAGATTGGATCAATAGCTATCGATCTAGACGATACATTAAATAAACTAATTAAGAAATGGGTAGAAGTTTACAACGAAAGGTACAACGACAATATCAAATTATCAGATATAAAATGTTGGGACATTTGGAAATATGTTAAATGCGGAAAAGAGATATACGACATATTAAAGATTTCTGGGTTCTTTTACGGGCTTGAGGTTCAGGAATATTCTCAGGAAGTTGTAGAGTACTTATCGGAATACTTTGATATATTTCCAGTGACAGCGTATCACCCAGAAGTTGTAGTTGACAAATACAGATGGATACAAGAAAACTTTCCAGTGATACCAAAAGAGAATATTGTATTTTGTACCTCAAAGCAGATTATTAAAACAGACTTTATGATTGATGACGGTCCTCATAATTTGGAAACATTTACTGGGCAAAGATTATTAATGGATGCCCACCACAATCAAAATGAACATAGATTTCCTAGATACCAGAACTGGTTGGAAATTGGAGATTATTTTGCAAAAATAATTTCATCTTTAAAATAAAATTTTAAATCAAAGCTCGCTATAATTTCAGCAAGCTTTTCCTGTATATAACTATAAGTAAAATAAAAATAGTTAAAAAGGAGGCTAAAACTATGAATAATTTAAAATCGTATAATGTTGGAGATATTGTAATGACAAAGCGGGGCGAAGGAGTAGTTGTCGAAAAGATTTTTACGATCCATGATGGAGACGTATATAAAATTCGATTAAACACTGATGAATACATTGACAGAACTTACAAAGGAATGTCTCTTGTTAGGGAGGGCAAACATGCGTAAAGTATTTGAAATTTTGAGACAGATTGAAGGAACCAGTTCCAGGAATGAAAAGAAAGCGATCCTAGAGAAAAATAAAGACAATGAGCTACTTAAGAAGTTTTTCTTTTATGCACTTAACAATAGATTAGTTTTTGGAATTGGGGAGAAAAGTATAAAAAGAGTCGCCCCAAAAAAGATTTCAACAACGTCAAGTATATCACAAAACTCATTATTTGGAGGAAATAAACAAATACTATACACAAACATTTTTGACTTGCTTGATGAGTTAGTTAAACATCCTTTTGGATCTCAACAGGATGTAGATGCAGTAAATAACTTGTTACAAAACTGTAATGATGAAGAGTACTATTGGTACACTAAACTTATCCTAAAAGATCTTAAGATTGGATGCACTGTAAAAACTGTTAACGAGGTTATGGATAATTATATACCTCATTTTGAGGTTATGCTTGCTCATCCTTACAATAAACACGCTGATAAAATTAAAGGGAATTTCCAAATACAGAGGAAGATTGATGGGTTCAGATTTATCACAATTTTATATCCAGATATGACAACTAGGTTTTTTACAAGAAACGGTTTAGAACTTTTCGAGTTTCCGCAAATTGAAAGAGAATTTCATGCGTTTATAGTTCCTCCGTATCCTGTAGTTTATGACGGGGAGCTTATTTGCAAAGACACATTTAACGACACGCAAAAGCTTATAATGAAACAGGGTCCAAAAACTGGATTAGTATATCACATATTCGATAAACTGCCATTAAGTGAGTTTGAAGCTGGACAATCAAACTTAAATTTGTTTGACAGATACGATAGCTTTTTTGTTCCAGACGATCTTCAGTATATAGTTAAGGAGGAAGAACTGTACAGGGGAAACGATTTGGAACAAGTGACAAAATGGTTTAACTATGCTAAATCGCAAGGCTGGGAAGGAATTATGTTAAAGCTTAACGGCCCTTACGTCAGGAAAAGAACTACGGATATGTTGAAGGTAAAAGAATTCGATACACTTGATTTACGTGTAATACGTGTTAACCCAGGAACTGGAAAACACGAAGGCAGACTTGGAAGCGTTACAGTTGACTTTGAAGGGAACGAAGTTGATGTAGGATCTGGATTTGATGATTACTCTAGAGAAACGTTCTGGAATAACCCAAACCTTATACTAGACAAAATTATCGAAGTTCAGTATTTTGAGGTAACTCAAAACAAAGATGGTAAACCTTCATTAAGGTTCCCAATCTACAAGCGTATAAGAGTTGATAAATAGGAGATGATTGCATTGGCAAAAGTAAAATCAGTTAGCGTGGAATTTGGAGTTAGTGTAAGCACTGGACCAAATAGCTGGATTAAAGCCGGAGCGTCGGCAGAAATAGAACTTGATAACCCAAACGATAAAACAGACGAAGTATACAATATGGCTTGGAACAGAGTTGTGCATGAAGTAAATCAACAGATTCAACATTTCGAGGTTCAAGTAGTAGAAAAACCGAAATTATCTTAAATTAAAGTGACTTGTATTATAAAATGTGCAAGTCACTTTATGTTTACATAGTGTTCTTTGTATATATATGTAATAATAATACTGTATGTCTTGGGGGTTGGGTTTATGTTCAAAAGTAACATTGATTTAAATGATATAGAGCAGTTGATTAGTTGTTGTGTGTTTCCTAATTCATTTATTCGTAACGGAAAAATTACAGCACAGGAAAAAGTATTGTTTGAAATACTTTGTTCTTATGATTTTTTAGATTGTCATGGAGAAAGAAAAGGATGGTGCGACGTAGGGCTTGAAAGAGTTGCAGACGAAATAGGACTTAGCAAGCGTCAAGTTCAGATACATTTAAAGAGACTTGTTGAAAAAGGATTTGTAACTATTATCTACAGAAACTGCAACACTACAAGCGGAACAGATAGAAGAAGCTCTATTTACATTTTAAACATTTTACCCGGTTTAAGTGAATTTGATAGAACAAGAATTGCTTCGACTAGAACAATTGAGATAAAGAATAAAATATCAGGTTTAAATACAATTAAAGTACAAACCTCTAAAGGCATGGAGTATATAGCTCCAGAAGAATTTGATTTAGAATATTTAGTAACAGGTAGAAGATCAAGTCAAGTTTTTGAAGGGGAAATTGGAGACGTTGAAATAGAAGATGAAGAAACTGCAAAACCAACCACAAAGACAACTATTGAAGATAATGAATTTAGAATAACTACTGGAAGAAAAATAGTGGACCCGGCAAAATTAAAGAAAAAGGATGTAAAAGATCCTAGTTACTACAGTGAAGATCCTGTAGTAAGAATGATGAGTGGCAACTACAGCGATGTAAAACCAATAGATATGTGTAACTACTTTGGAACATTATATAAACAAACATATCCAAATGATCCTCCTTATATACTTTCTAGGAAGCTTGAAATTCCTCATATAAAGAGAAGAATAGAACAAGTTGGGGAAGAAACACTTGCTGAGATGATTAAGTACTTTATTGAGAATTATGATAGATTATTTAAAAACGAAAGATTTCCACGTCCAGCAGTGTACTCGTTAGGGGCAGATTGGATTTGGAAAAAACTAAGTGAACATTACGCAAGAGCTACAGAATTTATTGAGGAAGAAAAGCAGAGGGAATCCATTCAGGTCCAAATTAAGGATTCGATCTCATGGGACGATTTATAGAAAAGGAGAGTAAATAATATGGGATTTAAATTAGATATATGGTCAGATGGAGCATCAAACTGTCATCACGAAAAGCTTCCAGGAGGCTGGGCATACGTGTACGCAATTAATGATATGCTAATTTGTACTAACAGTGGACCTGAAGCCCCCACAACAAATCAACGTATGGAATTAATGGGAGTTATACAAGGACTTAAAAATATTGATACAACAGAGAAACTTGATAAGTTCAGGCCTTTTGTAGAGATAAATGTTGTCTCAGATAGTGCATATGTTATAAACGGAATGAAGAAACAGTGGTATATATTTTGGAGATACAACGGATGGAAGACAGCTGATAACACTGATGTAAAAAATAAAGATTTGTGGGAAGAGCTTTCTAATTTAGCGGAAGAATATACAATACGTCGTGGCATAAAAATAAACTGGATTCATGTAAAGGGTCATAAAGGTATAATCTTTAATGAGGTTGCGGACAAGCTAGCAGTAAAGGCTAGAAAATCAGTTAGTTAGGAGGACCCGTAATGTCAAATGTACACGACAAACTGGATTCGTTATTAAGAATGTATTTTAATGAAGGAAGCACTCAAGGCGAAAAAGATAACGCCTTGAGCCTGTTTAAAAAGAGATGCTCGAAGGAAGGAATTGACTCAGACGAATACATAACAAGATTTAAAAATGGAAATACTAATCAGCGTACTAGATCCAAAAGTTATACTAATAACCACGATAATTGTAATTACGGTTTTGATTTTGAAGATATTTTTGGTTTTGATTTTGAAGATATTTTTGGTTTTGGAAACCAAGCTTACAGAAATAATTATCGTCAGAATAACACACATAAGGAACAGGTAAATCCAGATGATCACAGTAAATACGTTAGAAACGATCACTTTTACTTTAAGATAAAGGAAGTTATTGCTACAGTAGACATAAAAAATGATAAGGTTGTTGTATTCCTATCTACACTATGCAAAAAGCAGGGATCAGAGAGATGGGGATTAAGAAATTTTGTTATTTATCCTAAATCTACAAACGCTGAATATGTAAAGAAACACTTGGTAGAAAAATACTTTACACAGAAAAACGGTAAAGAGTTTGTGATACACACTGGAAAGAAGAAATATTTTCATGATCATTTAGTTATACAGAAAATATGGGAAAAAAACTTAGATGGAACTGAGTCGAAGATTATGTTTTAAGGGAGGTTAGGTTATGCAATGCTGGGCATCAAAGTACTGTAAGAAATATCCAAACAAGTGTAGTGAGTTTTGTCATGGAAGAGTCTTGCTTGAAGTTTACTACTCGCAAAGCAATATACCTATAAGGTATCAATTCGAGCCAGACACATTAAAAGTAGATCCAGTTGACATAGAAACTATGAAGGAAGTTAAAAATATTATGACTGGAAATATAAGCGAGTGGGTTGAACAAGGTAATAACTTACTATTATGGGGAGAAAATAAAGGTAACGGAAAGACTACTATAGCTTGCATGATAGCTGGAACTTACATTAGAGAACAAGTTAAAGAACCAAGGGATTTAGCTCCTGTAGCATACTTTATTAAAACAGCAAAGTTTTTAGAAGACATAAGGAAACAGTACGATAACCCAACGGAGGATTTCCCGTATAAACTAAAACTTATAGAGACAGTTCCATTGTTAATTATTGATGATATAGGAGCTGAAAAAGCATCCGATTGGGTAAGAGAAAGACTGTTAACAATTATTGATGAACGATACAGTAATAATAGATCAACAATTTATACCAGTAACTGTAGTATGAGGATATTAAATGAAAACTTACATGAACGTATTGTAGATAGAATAAGAGATTCTAAGATATTACATTTTCAAGGAGTTTCTAAAAGGGGAGTGAATTTTAATGGCTGATGAAGTAATAAGTGGTCAGGTTGTTGTACAATTTTTAAATTATATGTTGCACTATGAGAATGTTTCGATAGTACTCGAAAATGAGGTAGACGAAACGTATTTTCCTGGTTACGAACAAGAATTTAGGCATATTATGAACTACTATCAAAAAACTAAATTATTGGATGGTAAAGGATGCGTACCGGATAAAGTTTCGTTCTTAGCACAGTTTCCGGACTTTCCATTATTCCAACCACCCGATACACCAAATTCATTATATCAATCTCTTTTAGAACAGAGATGTTATGCCTTGTTTGTAGAGAAACTACAAGTAAGTGCTGAAAAATCAAAAGAGAGTAGTTTTGACGCTATTGAGTATGCCAGACAATCAATGATAGATTTATCAAAGTTTGCCAATAGGACACTAGGTAGTGGTAAAGACTTAATTCGCCAGGCAGGAGAAAGATTAGAAGATTATATCCAACGTATTAAAGTTAATGGACTTATAGGAATACGTACTGGAGATCAAAAAATGGATGAAGCGTTGCATGGATGGCTACCAGAGGATTTTGTAGTTATTTTAGCACGTACTAACGAAGGTAAATCGTGGTTATTAATGTACTACTTAATACAGGCAATTATGCAAGGAAAAAAAGTTGGATGCTACTCTGGAGAAATGGGGCATTTGTTATTAGGGTTCAGGTTTGATACATTATATAAACATTTTGGTAATGCTCAGCTGATTGGAGGTAATCCAGAGTTAGGTTCAATTGAAGTACCTGAAGTTGGACCAAAAACAATGAAGGAATATCAAGAATATGTAGACGCTTTAATCAAAGGAGATTTACCTGAGTTTAGAGTATTTACTCAAAAGGATTTAGGAGGCAGAATGTCTGTAAACAAGATGAGAGTTTTGCAGGAGAGACATAATTTTGATATATGGGGAGTTGACCAATTATCTCTTATGGAAGATGACCGTAAGGGAAGGGAAGAAAGAATAAGATACGCACACATAAGTGAAGACTTATTCAGACTTACTGAAGAAATACAAAAACCAATATTAGCAGTTCACCAAGCTAGTAGAAAATCAAGCGAGGCTAAGAGAAAAGATCCAAATGCTTCTCCAGAGATAGAAGATGCTTTTGGAGCTGATGCAATTATACAAAACGCTACCCGACAAATATCATTTACACAAATAGTTAATGGAGCAAAAGCTACTATTAAGAAAAACAGATACGGACAAAAAGGACAAGATTTTTTATATACTTGGAACATTAACTATGGGGTATTTGAAGCAATGAATACACAAGAACTTAAAGATGGACTTTTTTAAGTTATTGTAAATATATTGTAAATTCATGGTTATAGTACTATGATACTATAGCTAGTACTATTTTGGAGGTCGTTATTATGAGTTGGAAAGAGAGGTCAATTCAGTTATCTAAAGAACGCAACGGATTAAAATACAAGGATATGACCAAAATCCTAAATGAGGAGTTCGAATTGTCTCTTAGCACTGACGAAGTTAAACAATATGTACAATCGGTTCGAGGTATACGTGATCGATATGGAAAATGTGCAGGTCAAAAGTCTGGATTTGATGAAAAAGTTCCAGCTATTGAAGAACACGACGACTATTATATTATACGTCGTGTAAATGGTGGGCCCTCTATAAAAATTACTAAATCAGATTTAAGACAGTTTAAAAGAATGTATTGTAGAGATGGAAAAAGGGGTATGACCCTTAACGAATGTTCTAGAGAGTTAAATATTCCAAGACCCGACTTAGTAGTTATAAAAACAGCTTTTAGAATTACTCATGATGATGTACCTTTTACTGATGAAGAAATGAAGAGTCATACTCCAGAAGAACTAGCAGAAATGACTCTCGAACAACAGAAGAAAGAATATTTCCTAGCTTTAGAACGCCGAAGAATTAATTCCATGGAAAAAGAACTAGCAATGTACAGGAAAAAAGACTACATGATGGAAAAGCTTTCTAATGGATTACAAGAATATTTTTTAAACTTTGCAGAAACATATCATCGTCCAAAAGTTCCAAAGTTAACTGAGCTTAATACGGGAAACATGTTAGAAGCTTCCATAGTAGACTTACATCTTAGTAAATTATCTTGGGCTCCTGAGACAACTGAAAACTATGATAGACGTATTGCTGAAGACAGGTTTATGACTGTCATTTATGATATTATAAACAGGAACACAAATAAATCATGGGATAAGATTATCTTTCCTATTGGAAATGATTTCTTTAACTTTGATAACCTAATTGGAGCAACAACGGGCGGCACAAGACAAGATAACGATAGTCGTATTCATAAAATGTATTACTTAGGAACAGAACTAATAGTACGAGCAATAGATTTATTACAAAGTGAATTAAACGCTCCAGTATACGCATTTTTAGTTCCGGGTAATCATGATAGCTTAACTTCATTCTTTTTAGCTCATTTTGTATGGGGATGGTTCAGAAACAATAGTAATATTACAATAAATTCAGATCCAATGACACGTAAGTATGTTGAGTATGGAAAAAACTTAATTGGGTTTACTCACTTAAATAAGGAAAAGAAACGTATAGAAGGAAACATGCAAGTTGAAAGACCGGAAGCATGGGGACGAACTTTATATAGAGAATGGCATGGAGCTCACTTGCATAGCGAGCAAGTTAAAGAAGTTAATGGTATAAAAATAAGAAACTTAACCTCTGTAACTGCTACAGATGCCTGGCATTTTGAGAGCGGATATACTGGAGCTATAGCTTGTTCACAAACATTTATTTGGCACAAAGAAAAAGGATTAAGGGACATCCTATACACTAACATAGAAAGGAAGAACTAAATGGTCACAATAGATGGTCTTGTCATATTATCAGATATAGACAAAATGGTATTGGATTTGAAATATGAGCTACACAGACAAGGAATTAACTTACTTAATGATGTTAAAAATAAGGATTATGCAAAAGATGTTCTGGTAACGTGTCCTGTTCATAACAATGGACAGGAAAGAAACCCAAGTTGTGGTATATCCAAAAAAGATGTCGTTAGAAATGGAAAGTTATATCCCACAGGTACAGTACATTGTTTCACCTGTGGGTATACTGCTGATTTCTTTGAATTTGTGGCTAGATGTTTTGGATCCACAGATAGGAGCTATGGTAAAAGATATATCCTGCAGAAATACAATACTATGGCAATTGAAGAAAGACCTTCAATACCTTTAAATTTTCAAAGGGAAGCTAAAGGTGCTACACCATATAAGTATATAGACGAGAATATTTTGAACGACTACAAGTATGTTTGCGATTATTTACCCCAAAGAAAATTTGAAGAGCGGACTATATATTTTTACGAATATGGGTATAACCCAGCAAAAGACACTATAACAATTCCAATTCGGGATCATAAAGGAGGTTTAGTATTTGTTAAACAAAGGTTCATAGACCCACCGCCCGGCATGGGCAAATATCTTAATCAAAGCGGGATTCCTAAGCAACATATTCTGTATGGATTTTGGAACGTATTGCAGTTAATACAGTCTATACAAAATGGAACATGTCAGAACAAGAAACTTGAGGAGAATTACAGGAAATATGGCATTATATTAACAGAGGGAGAGTTTAACGCATCATATTTATTTCAAGAAGGATACCCTGCTGTTAGTTTGCTAGGAAGGATATTATTTGAGGACAAAACTCGGAAACATATATTACAAAAAGAATTACTTCTTAGATATGGAATACGAGATCTAGTAGTTTGGATGGATTTAGATGAACCAGGACTTGAGGCCAGAACAAATATTATAAATCAAACTTATAAAGATTTTAGAGTTAGGGTTCCAAATCAAGAGAAGTTTCCTCAATATAATGATGCTAACGATTTTACGCCAGAGGATCTAGACCAAGTAGTTTTCTTAGGAATCTAATCGAACATCTTTTAACTGTACTGATTATATTAACAATGTCAAGGGATTTATATTATATTTACATGCGTGTAAACTATGGGAATCCTAAGCTAAATCAGCTATAATATAAGTACGTTAAATAATTATAACTACACACTAAACACTAAAATTGAGAATGTGAAAGGAGAAATGTAAATGAGTTACATGTACATCGAAAACGACACGAGGTTAGAAAAATTAGATCTTCAAATCTGCGTAGAACAATATCAAGTATCTCAAAACGAATATCTTTTAAGAATTATTCTTCAAAAACTTGCAAAGACAATGAGTTATATTGCCTATCAAAAATCAAATTATTCAGATAAAGCTGAGATATTTGCTTTATGTGAGGACATTTTATTAAAGTGTCTTAATAACTATGATCCTAGCTACAAAGTTAAATTTATCACGTATTACACAAACGCTGTATTTAACGCTTTAAAAACACTTCATCAGAAGACAATGTCACATGTTGAGCTTAGTTTAGATTACGAGTACAACAACAATGAAAAGGAAGACAATTCTTTAGCTTACTTTATAGGCTGTGAAGAAAGTGGATACGACGAAGTGGAGACTAAAGTGCTTTTGGAACAGTTAAAGAAGATTTTAAAATCTAAACAAAGAGTTGAAGGTCAATGGCAAAGGGAATACAAAGTATGTAAAATGCTCTTAACAGAGCCACATAAATTAACTTATGCTGAAATAGCAAGAGAGATTCAAGTTACTGCGGCCGCTATTCCACTTATTTTGGAGAGGATTAAGAAAAAGTTTCAAGCCGCCGGCAAAAATAGTTTGCAAATCACTATATAATCTTTAGTTTTTTGTTGTATATAATACTACAACAAACTAAACACTAAACAAAATGAAAAGGAGACGTGTTATTTATGAATGAGAATCAATTTAGAATTGCGGGAGTGCAAAACATCAAATCAGCTATGGACAAGTTTAGTTCTAGCAATGCAGACTTCTTTAGTTTAAGAGAAGATGGGGAATCCGCAAAGGTAAGATTTGTTCATGGGGATTCAAATGACTTGGACATATTTATAGTACACAAAGTACTTTACGAAGGTAAGGAAAAGTATATCCTTTGTTTAGGTCAAATAAATCAGCCGTGTCCATTGTGCGAGTCGATAGGTAAACCTCAAATGAGATTGTTTCTTACATTAGACGACTTACGTGACAATAAGAGAAAGATTTGGGATCGTGGAAAAGGCGAAATTCCAAATATACTGGGGTTTATTTCAAGATACGGAAACTTGAGCAGTGTCTATTATGAGATTGTAAGACATGGGAAAAAAGGAGACCAGAAGACAACGTATCAGTTTTTCCCAATACCAGAGCAAAACATGTCAGAACAGGCTCCTAGGGAATCACTTATTTCAACTGGATTCCTGCTTCAAAAGACTTCTGAAGAACTAAAAGATCTTGTTGCTACTGGAAAGATTGTGCAGGCTCCAAACAGATTTGGAGGAGACGGTGGGAACAGAAACTTCAAACCTCAGGGCGGGGGCGGCACACCACAGAAGATGTTTTAAGTAAATAGTACGTTATAAGGATGAGCTCAACTAAGAGCTCATCCTTTGTGTATAATACAAGGAGGGAAACGTGTTGCGTCAGAACGATCTATTTTCTATGCTGCCAAAAAGGAATACCCAAAATAAAACAGTGATACAGACAAACTTAGTAAGTGCTTTAAACAAGGTTAATAATGCTCCAAAGTATCAACCCTCTGTAGTACTTCCACAATTATCAGTTTTAAAGCAGAAAATACTACTAGTTGAGTCGTTAGTAAAACAAGGTAAAATAACTCCAAATCCTAATGACAAAATGCTACGTAATAAGGACGATTTATGGAACGAGTTGAAGAAGGTAAAAGAACAAGGAATATTTGCTTGGGACACAGAATTTGATAATTTGAGGTATGATCAAGCTAATCTAGTAGGACTTTCGTTCTATAACTATGAAGAAGATTCTAGTTTTTACGTGCCATTTATACACTGTGATTCATCGAGAAACATTTTAGAGAACCAAATGACTTATAAAGATTTTACTGAAGTTGCAGGTGAGATATTTGAAGATCAGAAAATTAAAAAAGTGTCCCACCAATATAATAGCTGTGACAATCAAGTGTTAGCTTATAACACTGGAATTTTTGTAAAGGGGCAATATTGGGATACATTACTGTTTATGAACGCTATAGATGAAAACAGACTAAGTGGAAACGGTTTGAAACAGCTTTATTCAGAGTTAGTTTTAAACGAATCTGGTAGCCAGGACACGTACGAAAATTTGTTTGGAGATTTATCCTTTGCATTTGTACCATTGGATGTAGCTTATGTATATGGATGTAAGGATTCAAGAATGACTGGACAAGTTCAACTTGCACAAAAGAAACTACTGTCGGCCCCCGAATACAAAAAGATGTTACAGCACTATATTGAGGTAGAAGCTCCACAATTAGAAGTGGTAAATAAAATGCAATACAGAGGAATTACGCTAAACGACAACACAGTTAAAGCATTACACGATGAATACTCGGAGCTATTGAATTCTATAAAAGACGAGATGGATAAATATTTCTTTATGAATTTCGGATTAAAAAATATCAATTATAGATCCACCCAACAGATGCAAAAGATAATATATGATCACATGAAATGTGAAAGTGTAGACAGAAAATCTCCTAGAGGAACTGGAGAAGAAATTATTGGGAGGTTAGTTCATAAGTATCCACAATACGTTATATTAAAGAAGCTGTTAACTTATAGAAGCGTTGAAAAACTGTTAAACACTTATATAGACGCATTGCCCCCACAAAGAAGTCCAAAGGACAACGCATTAAGGGGAAGATTCTTTAGTCATGGTGCTAGAACTGGAAGATACAGTAGTTCAGAACCTAACCTACAGAATATTCCAAGTGGCTTTAATAAAGAGACTCAAAAGGACGACTCAAGAATAAGAAACATGTTTGTTCCAAGAGAAGGGTATGTTTGGATATCAGCTGACTTCTCGCAAATCGAACCTCGTATACTAGCATATAGAAGCGACGACTATATTATGCTGGATGCGTATAATACTGGAAAAGATTTGTATAGTTTAATGGCTTCGTCAATTTATAATGTTTCATACGAAGATTGTTTAGAGAAAAACGGGTCAGACGCAAAACGTAGAAGAAGTAGTGTTAAGAGCGTTTTGCTTGGTTTAATGTATGGACGCCAGGCTAAATCAATTGGAGAACAAATTGGTTTAAACACAAAGCAGGCAGAACAATTTATAGATAACTTCTTCCATCAATATCCAAACATTAAACAGTATATTGATGAAACTATTAGACTTGGAACATTATTAGGATATGTAACTACAATATATGATAGAAGAAGGAGATTAGTTGACTTAAATAGTCAAGATGAATACAGAAGAGCTGAGGCTCAGCGTCAAGCTGTTAATGCTTCGATCAACATGGGTCGATACGAATTGAACCCTATTACTCAGGGGTGTGCGGCATAATTGCTGTGCTAACGGTAAGAGCTGAATAAGACTGGATATTGAAGCCTTACAAGGAGATAATATCCCATAGTTCATAGACGAAGTAGCTCTCTAAGAGAACCTAAGGTCCAGAAATGGATAGCTGGTAATACCGTGCCAAGACTTATACTTGAAAATTTACAAGAAAGGAGGTGCTGTAATATGGAAGTTTTAGAGCAACATATTACGGCCAAAATTGGAAACACGTTCAAGTATAAGTAAGGTTTAGAGACTAGTCCGTAAGGACGTAGGGTAGAGAGTGAGTTACTACCCGAAGTGGTTCGTTTCACTAAGTAGTGAAAAGATATAGTCCGATCATCGCACATAATTATGTGTAGGAGAAATCCTAATGATGAAGGTCAAGGAAGCTCAGCTGATATTACAAAAATTGCAATGAGAGATATTTACAGAGATGATTGGTTAAACAAAAATGACTGCCATCTTTTATTAACTATTCATGATGAAGTTGTATGCGAAGTTCCAAATGACAGAATACATGAGGCGGGTAAAAGAATAAGAGACTTAATGATCAATTCAGCTAGTTTGATTGGAACTAAAATGCAAATTAAATGTGACTGTGAGGTCTTTCCAACTTCATGGAACGGAGACGACTCATGGAAGCTTAAATTTGATTAAGACCCATTCAGGTCCAAAAGTTAAAGGTAAAAAATTAGCGGGTTTATTTGTAAGTTACTTTATAAATCCGCTAATTTTCTTGTATATAATTATACATACAAAATTAATAGTTTTAGGAGGATTAAAGATTATGGATATGGATACTATTATTTCAAGAGACGGTAAAATGATTTATCATGGTACAATTGTTGCTTGGATAAGTGAATCAGAATTTCATTTTGTTCCAGCTGGAAAAGGATACTCAAAAGGATTTTGGGGCAAAACAGACTTCTGGAATGTAAAGGAGGCATCATTAGTATGATAAACAAAGTACCGGTCACAGTAACAAAAAGATTTACATTTGAAGCGTGTCACAGATTAGTAGATTATAAAGGTGCTTGCGAAAGAATGCACGGACACAGCTATAAAATGGAAGTTACTGTTAAAGGAGTTCCAAACGATAAGAATTTATTGATGGACTTTAAAATTTTAAAGATTCTTGTTAATGAGGCAGTTATTGATAAAGTAGATCATCAGGACTTAAACGAAACTATGCCTAAAGTTTATGCAACTGAAGGAAATACTACTTGCGAAAGCATGATAGTAGCTTTTTGGTATGCTATTGAAAATAGACTTGCATTTTATCATTACGATAACATTGAATTATATCGTATTAGGCTTTGGGAAACAGAAGACAGTTATGCAGAGCTTACAGCTGACATGATAAGGGAGGCAGGTAACAATGAGTAATATTTATGCCGAAATTCCTAAACTCATTGATGAGCATAATGGAAAGTTGCCGATTGTAGAGATTTTTCACAGCGTTGAAGGGGAAGGTAAAAAAGCAGGTGCACCAGCTGTGTTTGTAAGATTTGCTGGATGTAATTTACGTTGCAGTTATTGTGACACAAAATACTCGCACAGTTTATACGATGACAAAATAAAGTGGATGTCAATAGCTGAGATAGTTAAAGCGATTATATCGTACAGATGTAATAATGTAACTTTAACTGGAGGAGAACCTCTTTTGTATGCACGTTATATACCACAAATTATTCGTCTAACAACTTCAAAGTTAAAAGATGTTGAGTTTAACATTGAGACTAATGGAACTATATCTCCAAACTATTCAGTTACTCAACTAGATAATGTGTTTTTTACAACAGACTGCAAATGTCCTCCAGATGAGTATAATCGATTTTTGTACGCATCGGATTTAAGGGAAAGGGATGTGTTAAAATTTGTAGTTGCTAGTGAGGAAGATTTGGAGTTTATGAGAGACTTTTTAATCGAACACCCAGTTAGCACAAAGAACATTTATGTTCACCCAGTTTTTGGCAAAATTGATTTAAAAGTAATTGCTGAATTTGTTAAGGAACACGAATATTTAAATATAAGGCTAGGGGTACAGTTGCACAAAATCATCTGGAATCCGGATACTAGGGGCGTGTAAACGCCCTCATTAAAATGTAGGAGGAATAAAAGATATGGACAAGGAAAAAGTAGAGAAAGCAATATACACAATACTACAGGAAATAGGGGAAAATCCAGAAAGAGAAGGCTTAAAAGAAACTCCTAAAAGGGTTGCTAGAATGTACGAAGAAATCTACTCAGGAGTTACTAAAAGTAACGAAGAACTGATTCTAGAATTGAATAAAACATTTGCAGAAAGTGATAAAGACGATGCTGAGAAATTTGGGGATATGGTTATTGTAAAAGATATTCCATTCTATAGTACTTGTGAGCATCACTTAGTTCCATTTTTTGGAAAAGCTCATATTGCCTACATTCCAAATGAAAAAGTTATTGGGTTATCAAAAATTGCAAGGCTTGTAGAAGCAATTGCAAGACGTCCTCAAGTTCAAGAACGTATCACTAAGGATGTAGCTGACTGCATAGAAAAGATGCTTGATCCTGTTGGCGTTATTGTAGTAATGCAGGCAGAACATCTTTGTATGTCAATGCGGGGCGTAAAGAAGCCTGGTACAAAAACTGTAACTAGTGCGGCAAGAGGAGCATTTAAGGAAGACCAAGCAACTAGGATGGAATTTTTACAGCTTATAAAGGAGTGATAAAATGCCAAATATAAAATTTATTATAGTTAAAACGCAGTTTGAAGGAATTCATTGTTATCCAAATGCTCCAGAGGAAGTAGCTTTTTTAAAAAATCCTCACAGACATATGTTTCATGTTGAAGCAGAGATTGAAGTTTTTCATGACGACAGGGAACTAGAGTTTATAATGGTTAAAAGAGAGCTTGATAAGTTCTTAGCATCATTTAAAGACATTAATTCGGGCTCATGTGAGATGATTGCTTGTAAAATTCAATCATTTATAAAAACTCATTATCCTACTTACAACCCTCCGGACAGAAAATCTAGGTACGTTAATGTAAAGGTATTTGAGGACGGAGAAAACGGAGCATATATAAAAGAGCTATAGGAGGTATAAGTAATGGAATATCCTAGGATATATGCACTAGAAACGACTAACCATTGCAACAGCAAATGTTCTTGGTGTCCACATCAGCAAATGACTCGAGAAAAGAAGTTTGTTGATAGAGATACTGTGTTAAGTGTAATCCGTTATATGGAAGATATAGAGCAAGAGTATATAGCTTTACATCACATGGGCGAACCACTATTGCATCCAGTACTTGATATAATAATTGATTTGTTTAACATGCGTTACAGAAGAGTTGAGCTAAGTACTAATGGGCTATTGCTTCCTAAGAAAGGTAAAATGCTTTTGGAGAGTTGCCCGGCACGAGTAAGAATTGCAGTAGATTTCTTTTATAAGAAAGAAGGATATATAGACGGAGTTAAAAACTTCCTAAACTTGGCAAAAGATTATCCAGATACTGAAATACATGTTCATACCGTTGCAGGAAACGATCTTAGCATATTTGAGGGGTATACTAGCAATATACTTCTAGAAAATAAAGTATTTGACAATTGGGCAGGGGCGGTCGAAGGAGAGAGCAAACTTAGTAAATCAAATGAGTGCTACTTCCTAAGAGACAATTATGTTGTGGTTATGTGCGATGGAAGAGTTATTCCATGCTGTATGGATTACAACGGAGATCATGTGTTAGGAACTATTGACGACATAGAAAATCTAGGCAAACGTAAGCCTTGTAAGCTATGTAAAAAGTGTGCTAAGATGCAATTTGCCGAAGGTGGAGAGTGGTTAACTGACGAACAGGAAATTGCTGAAATTGAGGCATACGAGGAAATGTTAAAACAATCTGGAGAAGATCATAAGTATAATAACTTAGGAGGTTAACATATGAGAGTTTGGAAGGGTAAAGAGCAAGAAGGTAATCAAATTGGAGTAGAAACTTTATTTGTGCAAGGCAGGAAAATTGATACTAAAGAAATCGTTAGGTTGTTAAAGTTCTACAAATGCCCAAGACTATACCTAGGGGCCGGCCGGACAAATACAAAATTAACTGATACTCAGCTTGCAAGAATAAGACAAGTATGTGACCAGTATAACATTGCAATCATTATGGAAGTTTCAGTTGATGAGATGAATGAGATTTTAAAAGGTTTGAATCTTAATTACATTGATCAAATAATCACTAGAGTATGCAATAGTGGTTTAAGGCGTTTACGAGGTAACGATGTAATTAAAATTGATGATATAGAAAACTTAGTTTGCACAATAGAAATAGCTGACATGACATTTACACCTTTAGCAACACTGCAAGATGGAATGTTTGATGGGGATGAACTATTGTATGATGACGACAAGGAGGGAGATTGTATATGAAGATATTTCATGTACCAATTGAGGCTTACGATCAGCGTTATACAGCAGACTGGGTTGAACAGTTTGAGACAGAGTTTAAAAATAATAACGTTGACTTTGTAACTATTGGAGACACTACGCTACGCAAAATTGAAGACGGGGATGTGTTAGATGCAACAGGTACACACGTCTACAAGTTTAATCAGCTTACTGAATTAATGAAGCTTATCAAATCCGGCGAAGTAAAAGACGACGATGTAATATTTTTTGCAGATCTTTGGTGTCCTGGTATAGAGTCTCTTTTTTATGTAAGAGATGTAATGGGATTAAAATTTAAGGTTGCAGGTATACTACATGCTGGAACATGGGATCCATACGACTTTACTTGTAGATACGGTATGCGTGAGTGGGGACAACATATTGAGTTAGGTTGGTTAAAGGATACTGACATAATATTTGTTGCAACTAAGTTCCACAAAGATTTGATAGTGTTTAATTCAGGGGAGTTTGATCATACAAAGATAGCTGTGACAGGTATTCCATTCTATTCCAAAGATCTAAGCCAGAAAT